GCGCTAGCCAGTACAATACTCTCATAGTATCATCTTCTATCATATACAGTAGCGGTTCGACAAAGTTTGGCGATTCTATGGATGATCTCCATGAGTTCACCGGATCGGTGAGAACTACAGGATCTTTAGATGTAGATGGAGTAATTAGAGCAACAGGTGATGTATTTGCATACTACGGGTCGGATAGAAATTTGAAAACAGATATTGTACCGATAGAGAATGCTCTTACTAAAGTAAGTATACTTGGAGGATACGAGTTCAACTGGGATGAAACAGTCCAGGAAGATCATACAGGTCACGATTACGGTGTTATTGCTCAAGAAGTTGAAGCAATATTTCCTGAACTAGTCCAAACAAGAAAGAATGGATTTAAAGCAGTTAGGTATGAAAAGTTGATTCCTGCTCTTATTGAATCTATTAAGGAACTTAAAAACAGAGTAGAAAAATTAGAAAATAAATAATGTGGTTATTTGAAGAAAAGGTTGTAGAGAGCATAGAGGATATGCCGGAGAATACCTTTGGATTTATTTACGAAGTAGAACATATACCCTCCGGTAGAAAGTACCTAGGAAAAAAAGTACTACAGTTTACGCGTAAGCTTCCACCCCTGAAAGGGTATAAACGCAAACGCACAGTAGTAAAAGAATCTGATTGGAAAGACTACTATGGATCTCAAGCTGAAATAAAAAAGCTTGTTAAGGAAGGAAAAGAGTCGGATTTTAAAAGAACTGTTCTTAAATTTGTACCGTCGAAAAAGCTTTTAACCTACTACGAGACAAAATATCTATTTATAAACGGAGTCTTGGAAAAAGACAACGAATATATAAACGATAACATTTTAGGCAAGTTCTACAGAAAGGACTTTTTATAGTATGATAAAACTCGTAGAAGTATTACACACAATCCCCGGTATCGAATACCATCTAGAGAATAATCTTTCTCTCCATGATAACATCTACCGGTACTCATCGGACGCTTTTGTAGAATTATTTGCCGAAGCAAGAAAGCTTGTAAATGAAGGCGCAATCCAACTCTCAGAAGAAGATCTAAATCTTTTAGAAACTACAGATATTGGAGAGTATGGAATTTTTGAAGGGGAAAAAGTACCTTTAGACCTTCCTATGGTCGATGAGGCTGAGTATAGAGGTAGAAACGTACCTCTCAATAAACCTAAAAGAGGCGGGCCTAAAAAATTCTTCGTATACGTTAAAAATAAAAAAGGCAACGTAGTCAAAGTAAACTTCGGAGACTCAGGCAACCTGTCTGTTAAAATTAATGAGCCCGGCGCCAGAGCCTCTTTTGCAGCCCGTCATAACTGCGATAAGAAAAAAGATAAAACAAAAGCCGGTTACTGGTCATGCAATATTGGCCGTTACTGGAAGTCATTAGGAGGAAATAGAAACTTTAGCGGATACTGGTAATATAATGGCAACATCACATCATAAAAGAAGACACCCTCACAAAAAGCCTAGCAAAAAGAAGTTTCTTAAGAGAATGAAACTTATTAAAGCAAACTTAGAGGTTTTAAAACAGCTTGATGAAGGAAGCAAGACCTTACAAGGAGATTAGAGAAGATAGTTCTCGAATAAGAGAATTCGATCAGAATATTTCTGAAGATGAACTAGTCTGGCATAGAGATGAAGAAGACCGTATAGTCATTGCTCTAGAACCCACAGACTGGCTTTTTCAGTTCGATAATGAACTGCCCCAGCCCATTACAAGCATATTTATACCAAAGGGAGCATACCACAGGGTAATAAAAGGCTCTGGGACCCTTAAAATTAAAATAAAGGATCCGAACGACTGTAAGTGTTCCGATTGTAAATGTGCAAAATAAATGGCTAAAAAAACTCTTTTAAGCGAGAAAGTTGTTAAACCGAAAATTAGAAGAAAGGGAGTTCATTCTAAGAACAACACAAGCGGATTAAAAGCTTCTCGTAATTATAGGAAAGCCTATCGAGGCCAAGGCCGGTAGACCTATGAAGCTCTATAGAATTATATCAGAGATATTACAGTACGATCCTGATTTTGAGGATCAGGTCGATAAGTTAAAGGATCAAGGAGCAAAGTACATAGGCTCTGGAGATTACGGAGCAGCATATCTACTTAATGGTAGAATATATAAAGTAACAACAGATGAGCTGGAGCTAGAACATGCCAAAAAGCTCAAAAGAAAGAAGACAAATAATTTTGCTTACATCTACGATGTTAGTGTGATCAAGCCTAAGCTTGGTATCATTCAAATGGAAGTACTTGGTGAATTCAAGGAAGCAGAAGTTCCTGACGAATTTGCAGACGCCGTAGAAAGAGAAGCAGAAAGATTTGGCATAGACCCAGATGAATTAGACATCCGACCCAGTAACGTCATGGTAAGACAGGATGGAGCACTTCGACTAGTTGACATTTAGAAGTCTCGTTCTTATCTTAGACTATATTGGGTTATATATGGATTATTCTATACTACTTGGTTATATAGAGAATCTCTTAGGTAAGGGGTCTCCGCGAGCAAGGGATAACTATGCATTCCATTGTCCTTTTTGTAATCATCGTAAGCCTAAGCTTGAGATTAAAATGGCTACAGATGAGAAAGGAGGCAATCCATGGGAATGTTGGGTTTGCAATACACGCGGACTTACCATCAAGTCACTACTTAAACAGCTAAAAGTTCCTAGGGACACAGCTGTTGAGATTTTAAATCATGTACGTAAGGGTGAGAAAGTATACTACGAAGAAAATACCGTAGTTAAGCTTCCTGAAGAATTTCAACCCCTCTTCTTAGCCTCACAGCAAAGCGTTATAGCTAATAAGCTCAGAAATTACCTGTACGCAAGAGGTCTTTCAGACACCGATATTATTCGGTACAACATAGGATACTGTACGAAAGGAGAGTATGAAGGTAGACTTATCATTCCATCCTACGATGAGAATAATCAACTCAATTATTTTGTAGGACGTACGTACGAGAACTCCTACATCAAGTATAAGAATCCTCCTTCGAGTAGGGATGTGATTATATTTGAAAATACTATCAATTGGAATAAGCCTATTGTATTAGTAGAGGGAGTCTTTGATGCTATGGCTGTTCGTAGAAACGCTATTCCAATTCTAGGTAAGAACATAGCACCCAGGCTTATTAAGAAAATTATATCTTCCAACGTCGAAGACATATACATTGCGTTAGATAAAGATGCACTTAAGAGAGCAATCTCTTTCAGTGAAAAATTCCTAAATATGGGAAAGAAGGTTTACCTGGTAGAGCTAGACGATAAAGACCCAAGCGAGATGGGTTTTGAAACCTTCACCAAACATATACAAAATGCTCAAGAGCTAGAACTATCAGGGCTCATGAGATACAAATTCGAATTATTATGATTTCTAAAGGAACCAACATCCTGCGGGAGAACTCCAAAAAACGATTAAAGTTTAACCCGGAACTTCAGCAGATAAACTTCCTGGACCGCCGCGTATACAAACGAGGTGAAGACCTCTACTATCCTTCGGTTACTACTATTCTTCAGTATATGCCGAAGAATAAGTTTTTTGAAACCTGGCTTAAAGATGTAGGACATAATGCCGATCACATTATGAAAAGAGCCGGTAAAGAAGGTACTCAGGTTCACGAAGCGGTAGAAAAGCTGTTGGACGGAGAAGAGGTTTCTTGGATGGATGAATTTGGAAATGCTAGATACAACGAACTTGTTTGGGGGATGGTAATGAAGTTTGTAGAGTGCTGGAAAGCTCTAGATCCCGAACTAATAGCTACAGAAGAGTTCACATTCTCAGATGAACATAAGTATGCTGGAACGGCCGATATTGTTTGTAAATTTAATGATGAGGTTTGGCTCTTAGACATCAAAACATCTAACTCCCTTCACAAATCATATGATCTTCAGTTAGCAGCGTATGCCAAGGCATGGGAAGAGCAAACTGGACAGAAAATTGATAAAACTGGTATCATCTGGCTAAAATCTTCCAAAAGAGGGCCTAGCCGAAAAGAAGGAGTCTTTCAGGGACATGGATGGGAATTAAAAGTTGTCGAAGATATAGATGAGAATTTTGAACTCTTCAAACTTATCTATAAATTATATGCATTAGAGAACCCAACAACCGAACCTATTTATAAAGAGTACCCTACCACTCTACGACTTTAAATATGAAAAAACTACTTTTGATTCCTCTCCTGTTTTTACTAAGCGGATGCTATACAGTCCTTTCTCCGTCTGTTGGAATTAGAAGTAATGTAGAACCTGGTCTTGAAGTGTATTACGACTGGTATGCAGCGTACCCAACTGTCTACTTTAATCCCTACTTTTACTATCCTAGATGGAATAGAGTAGTATACACTT